ATAAACCATTTGTTGCTGAGTATATCTGGGATCCGGGTGATTTTTATCCCATGGGGTCAATTGTAAACTATGGTGATGTTTATTACAGGGCCATACAAAATGTGCCCGCAGGCATTGAAATCAACGATACCACATATTGGTCAGAGTACACACCGCCCACTATTTCTGACATGCAAAGCACCAGGCCCAAAGATACTGAAATCAACGATTCAATCTTGGCACAGGCCAATGCCGAAGTGCCTGCATCAGGCTACGATGTAAAAGATTTTTACATTGTGCCCACACTGGAAAATGGTGAGCCTGCTAACCCGGTTGGATTGTCTGCTGGATCAACAGTCACAGTGGACGGCACCCAGGGAGGCCTTGATATCACTCCCAGAGCAGATGGTTATACTGCAGGTTATCTCACAGGAGATGGGCTGGCACCCAATGGGTTGCCTGTGACCCCGGGAGTGAGTTTTCCCAACAATCCCGGCCTAGGAGACTATTGTTTGCGACTGGACTATCAACCCAATCGATTGTTTAGATATGACGGTGCACGTTGGGTCAAAATTGAACAAAAAGTTCGTACCCAGTTAGACAATGCACCAACAAATCAAACGCTGCGATCTGGTTTTGTAAACAACACCTACACTACCAACACCACAGATATGGGAGCCATACCGCAACGTCAAAGTTTGAGCGAGGCATTGCGTCCACGCGCTGACAACGGTGATCAAGGTGGCAATTTGCCTCCCAATCCTCCCCCTTACTACGGCTGAAATCATGCAACAGTTTTTTTATGACGCACAATTACGTAGATTCTTGCTGCAGTTTACCAGAGTATTTTCGGGTTTCCAGGTCATGTACAGTGACGAAAACGATGGAGTCAATGCTGCTGGTCTATTGAGAGTACCGGTGAGATATGGCGACGCAAGCCGTAATGCTCAAACTATTATTCAAGAAAATTCAGCCAGTTCATTGCCATCTACACCATTGATGACTTTTTACATCACTGCATTAGAATACGATCGTCCTCGAATCCAGGAACCATATTTCGTAGACAAATTTGCTGTGCGTCAACGAACCTATGATCAGGCCACAGAAACCTATGAGACCACTCAAGGCAATGCTTTTACTGTGGAAAGATTGATGCCTGTGCCCTACAAGCTCACTGTGAACTTGGACATCTGGACTTCAAACACCAATCAAAAATTGCAACTACTGGAACAAATAGTGACTCTGTTCAACCCCAGTTTAGAAATTCAGAGCACAGACAACTACATTGATTGGACCAGTCTGTCTGTAATGTATTTGGATAGATTGAATTGGAGCAGTCGTACTATACCAGTGGGCACAGAGAATCCCATTGACATTGCGACCCTAACATTCAGCATGCCCATATGGGTATCTTCTCCGGCCAAGATCAAAAAACTAGGTGTTGTTGAGCGTATCATTGCAGGCATATTTGACGCACAAGGCAATGCAGTGGATGCCATTACCAACAACGATTTGCTACTGGGCACCAGGCAGATGTTTACACCCTGGAACTACAAGTTGGTTGTGATCAACAACAAAATACAGATCTTACCTGAAAAAACCATTGTGCCCAACGGCAGCTATGAGGATCTTGATCCAACCAGTTTGGTGTCAGAATCTCCTGTGCTATGGCCCGCGGTGATCAATGGCATAGGCGTATTGCGCCCAGGCATCAGTCAGATCAGACTCAATAGACCTCCCATTGGGGCAGACAACACCACTCCTGCCATTGTTGGTACAATTGTGATAGATCCCAACGACGAACGACTGGTTTTGTTCGATGTAGATCAGGACACTGCTCCACAAAATACCATAGATCCCATTGATGCCATTATCAATCCATTGTTGAGCGGCCCAGGTGCCGGCTTGCCGGCGCCAGCGTCGGGAACCAGATATTTGCTGACCGAAGGCACAGGAGGTTCTAGCAGTGATCCCTATTTTGCCACTGCTTGGGTAGGCGTAAACAATCAGCCTTTGATAGCAGACGCCAACGACATCATACAGTACAATGGCACACGCTGGATCAGAGTATTTGTGAGTCGAGACGAAACTGCAGTGCAATATGTTACCAACATAACTACAAACATTCAATATGAATGGACGGGCAGCGAATGGATAAAGAGCTATCAAGGAGTGTACCCCGGCGGAGCATGGCAGTTGGTATTATAAAAGCTGTGGGAGTTTGGTTCTACAGTAAAACAACCAAGAGATTTCTGTATCTGTTACGCACTGACCCTAAGAATGCCAATACCTGGGGACTGCCGGGTGGAAAAATTGAAGCTGGCGAAACACTGTTGTCTGGAATGCAGAGAGAATGTCAAGAAGAACTTGCCCATTGGCCAACAGATGCCAGGTTGATTCCCATAGAAAAATTTACATCAGCTGACGGAGTTTTTGAATACAATACCTGGATTGCGGTCATTGAATCCGAGTTTCAACCCGTACTCAACCACGAACATCAAGGCTATGCTTGGATAGCTGCAGGCACATGGCCACGACCCTTGCATCCAGGACTTTGGTCCACAGTCAATATCGAAGCCATTCAAAACAAACTTACTGCTGTGGCTGCGTCTGTGGATTAGTCAAAAAAGAACATGTGCCACAATCTGGCATTCTGTTCGTTGAAACCAAAATATTCACTGGCTGAATGCACATAGCCAGCATTGAAAATTACCAAGCGATTGTAGACATTACCAAACACATCTACCGGCTCAAACAAAGTGCGGTCAAAGTTACGTGATCCTGGCAAGAAGCATTGCATGATTTCAGGGTGTTTGTTGTGCCGGATATCTGTGCCTTTTCGTGCCCATGTTGAAGTACCACACTGATGAGGAGCATTGGGAGTCAAATACAACATACCGGCCCACTGTTGCGAATCGCAATGATACACCAATGGCTCACCGGCTTTGGCCACTTGGAATCTACCATTCATACCGTATTCTTCCCACTTCTTGATTTTTCTTCCCATGATACGCTCAAATTCTTCTTTGAGACCCGGAAACAAAAACTGATTGAAAGTTCTACGACCGATGTATCCTTGCTCTCCATCGTTGTTGATTTGGTACTCCTGTTCCAGTGCAAACTTTCTCACCGCGTCAGGATACTTGTAGAAATTGTCAACTATCCATGCACCTGACATGTAATCCTGATTGACTTTGTCACAGCGTATGATAGCCGGTGCAAATGCAATCTGCTGCGATGTTGCAGTGGGTTTTTGTTCTGTGTCAATGCCTGATTCAGGAAACATGTAGTCTTGTGCAAATTTGATTTTGTCTGACACATCTCGCAATTGGTCAATCACTGACCGCTCGACCAAATCAGGATGTACCCACCAGTCCTCGTAGCTATGCAACTTATTGTAGGCTACATCACTGACAACCAGTTCATATCCCTTTGATTGTAAAAACTGTCTACTAAGCAGTTTGATGTTGTTGTTGTGATAAAAGTCATGCTCAAAGGTTATCACTGCAAAGCGGTGCGTATCAAATGGAATTTTCTTTAGAATTTCATAAGTGACTTCTGGAGGATCACAGTCTACTTGCAGATAGTCCATGTCCACTGGCAGTCCAAAACTAGACATAACCCTAGCATAATCAATCTTGGTAGCGTCTACACACAACACCCAGTTATTTCTTTGTTCCATGAACTGCTCAACTTTGTTTTTATCAAAGTCTATGCTGAGTCCACGCCATTGAAATTGAGTTTCTAACAAGGCTGTGTTATTGCCTTTGAAAGGTTCTGCACTTCCGATTTCCAGATAAGTGCCATTGGTTTTACCCTGTGTGGCAGCCAACACAAACATGTCTTGAAAACTTTGACTGTGATTTTCGTTGATACGATCCAGCCCTGGAAATGTCAGTCTAATATTTTGTTCAAGCTGCTTGGAATACGGTGTTTTGGTGTGTGGATATCCTAGATTTTTGAGATTGTTGTCTACTGCTAATTTGTGTATGTCATCCATATCATAGGAAACTTTGAGATGATACATCAATTCACGACTTTCGTCGCAGTTTCCTACCCACCACAGAGCCACGGCCTTTTGAAAGTACAAGGCATATTCGCCTGGGTATTGAACATTGGATCCCAATGGTTCGAGACCAAAATCAGCAGTGCTGCAGCCAACACCTGCAACAAAATAGCTTTCGGCCCATTTCTTTTGCCACTCATAGAGTCT